AACGTTGATATCGACAAGGTAAAGAACACGGACACTTATGAGACGTACGCTAAACGTCCAAAGGTGGAACGTAATGACGTGTTCTTTAATGCTTCTCAATTGCAGAAGATTGAGGATCATATCCCGCACATTAAGCCGGATGCTACCGCTGTAGATATCCGCGCTATGCTTAAGACTGCTAAAAAGGGTGCGGCGAATATCACTAAGGCTAAAGGCAACGGCGAAGCTATTGCACCTAGCAAGCTTGCGGAACCCGTTGCTAATCTTGATAGCACCTTGGCAGGACTAGCTAAGGATGACGGCGGGTTTGCTGTAGGTACTGAGGCTAGCAAAGCGTTAATGTTAATGTATGCCCGCATGCATTTCTCATATAACGAAACGCAACGTCAGCATGCATACGATATGTTCGCCGCTGAAGGTGCCAATGGCAAGCAAGCCGCTAAGCCCATCAACGTAGTGACAGCGGTTAAGAAAGCCGCAAGCAAGTAAGCATCTATACAACGTATAAGCCGCGCGAGCCTCACAGCTTGCGCGGCTTTCTTCGTGTCTATTGTGCAACAGACATGAAAGACACACAGACAAGCGAGGCAGTGTCAGCAGTAGCTGCGCACAGCCGAGCGCCCGCCACCGCATACGCCGCATCTACATCACATATAGCACATGTGCACTAGGAGCGCAGCGACACATACCCACTACACACGTAACTACTCAAACACACATATACATTGTATAAATCAACAATCAGCGACAAGTGGGTGTCGGCTCCGCCTCCTAGTGTAGATGTATAAGTCTAGATCTAGTAGTTGTGTCAACTATACACACAACAGCATGTGGGCTTGCATGTGATTTATATTCTGCTATAATAAGTATACTGTCGAGGAAGATAGGTAGCATAAGTTGTGCTATATACAATGTATAACCAAGGAGATGTAGCTATGGGTTATGTTGTTGTTATCATCACGAGTGATGGAAGTGAGAAACGCATATCGTATATTGAGAGCCAAAAGCCTACTGCTGAACTCAATGCACAAGAAACTGCTAAAGTATTCGAGGACATCAATGCAGTAAGAGAACGTGCACCTGCACTATTCGCTACAACTGCACACCCACGTATGAGTGAGCGTTATAGCTTCACGAATACATATGACATTGTGTTAGCTATGCACAATCGCGGGTATCGTGTGAATAGCATTAGCGGTGGTACTAGTACGTATAAGAAACTAATGGTGCGTATGCGTAATACTAACTACGATGTAAAGAATGGTGTATCATTCGCACCTGAGTTAGTACTGCTAGATAGCCATGATGGTACATCTAGGCTGAAGATGTTCCTTGGTGCAATTAAGTTCGCATGCATGAATGGTATGATTGCTGGTGATATACTCTATGCACGCAGCTATCTACACTTTGCTCAAGATCTAATGGCACAAATACGCCTCGACATGGATGACATCAACACGCACACAGTTAAGCTTATACAACGTATAGCTGCGATGCGTGAGCATAAGGTGACATATGCTGAGCGCATTATGTTGGCTGATACAGCAGTCAAACAACGCTATGGTGAGAACAAGGACGGCAGCTTTGTCGCTGATGTGCGTCAGTCATTCCTTGCTACACGTAGACCTGAAGACGAGAGCAATGATCTATTCACTGCAATGAACGTAGTACAGGAGAACGCACTGCGTGGTGGTGGCTACTATACTAACAACAATCGCGTACAGCATATCCGCGCTATCACTCAAGTAGATCGCAACGTACACATCAACCAAGCTCTTTGGCAGTGCGCTGAAGACATCATGCAGAAGGCGGCTTAACAATGAGCGAGATAGTGTTATCGTGTAGCTGGGTCGTGATACTTGTACTAATAGTACTATTCGCATAGGACGCAGCACCAAACACAAGGCGGGCTTCGCCCGTAGGGGAGCTAAATGCTAGCGCAAGATTGGCTATATGGTCATCGTGTAGCTACACCATATGATGCACGTGTAGAGCGTCATCTTAAACTCCCAACGGAGTTCAATAAGCACAGCTCACTCGCTGTGCTCAACCTATTAGCTGAGCGCATTGTCTTCACTGACGATGTGCCCAGCTTGCTCTATGATATGAATGACAACAGACAACTCACATTCGAGGGTGTACTTGGTAGTGCTAAACTACCCTATGACTGCTTCTGGATTGAATACAACACAATGATAGGCATGGGTACAGATGAGCCAGACTTAGATCACTGTAGCTATGGTGCGCTTATACAACGTATAGGCTCAATCGGTGTACGCATGTACATCATCATCGGCCTCAAGTGGAATGATGCTGACATGATAAGCACGCTTGCATATGTAGTAGACTTCGATAAGTGGCCGCCTATTGAACCTAGTGTGAAGCATGGTGGTCGTATGGCTCTCACATTCTCTGTAGCATATGCATTCAACTACGAACGCATAATGCGTGGTAAAGGCACCGCTGCAACGGCTGACTTGGGTAGTGTAGTGAATGAACTAATCTTCGGCATCTTCCTAGTAACACAGCCCAAGGTCTATAGTGATGAACAAGTCAAGTGGAAGGCGTCTCACAAACGCGCTCGTGTTGAACGTAACAAACCACCGCTACTTGAGTATAGAAAGATACGTCTGCACATCTGCAAACCCAGCAAGCACTATACCACTCGACCAACTGGTATCGGTGGAGACAGTGTTGATACTGAGAGCGCCGCTGCTGTGCAACATCGTCGTTACCACAAGGTCATGGGACACTTTCGACATTACGTCAATCACGAGCCGCCTCATACCGTCTGGATAGAGCCACACTATCGCGGTGATCCAGCACTAGGTGTGACGTTCACAGAGAGAGATGTAACACGATGAAGAAACGCAAACGCAGGTATATGTCTAATGGACGTGCATGCTTAATCATAGCTGATTGGGCAGCACAGAATGACAGAGAGAACTATGAGCGTTATCGTGTTGTAGCTAGCCACATCAACATGTGGTACATGATATACATACCAACAGGTAAACAGATTGGCGATCCTAAGATGCGTTGGCGTACTTGGTTGCGTAAGAACCATCCTGACATGTACAAGATAGTGTGGCCCAATGAATGAGGCATTGAACAATGTATGGCTACAACCGGGCACACGTGCTCACATGCTTGTGTATCGTCCTATCACTAACACATGGCAACTATGGACAGCTACAAACAAACGCAGCGGCAATAGCGATACATGGTTTGGGACTTACATGGAGTTGTATGCTGATGGAACCTGCATACAACATTACCGCTCTGAGACTGAGGTGCGAGAGATTACAGTAAGACCAGCATGTGAATAACTAGGATAACATCTATACAACGTATAACCAACGGAGTACAACGAATGATACCTCTCGTAACATCACAGATTGACGACATGGACCGCGCTCGCATGGAGTTCATCGACAAGTTGAACGACCATATACATAAGCTACGTGAGGAACTGCGCAGCAATGAGATCATACTGCATAGCGTAGTGCAATCACTTAGCGCACCTACAGATGATATGGCTGAGTTAGACATATCGCTGCATGAACAGAGGAAGGAGTCCGCCACCCACCGACCAATGATACTCACTGCTGATGAGCAGAAGCGTGTAAACCGTATGCAACAGGCCCTCTTAGGAGAAGTAGGTAAGATCAATGCCGACCAAGACAACTAACTACACAGTCACTGTATTAGGTGAAGACTGCGGTGTGCTGAAGTATGTAAGACAACGCCTTGCGTGGTTCTACGATGGTGAAATGCGTATGCTCTATCACCGTGATGCTGGCATCCGTAAGGTACGTGCTAGCATAGCTCGCGCTCTAGATGTACCTGTTGCTCAACTCAACATCAAATACAACAAGGAGTAATAACAATGACTACCATGTCAAACACAGTATGCTTCTATAACAACGGCGAGTTTGATCGTCGCTCTCTCACTATGATGGGCTTGTCTGCTAAGAAGGACGATACAGCTATCGGCTTCTTTGGCACAGGCTTCAAGTACGCTATCGCTACACTACTGCGCCTTGGTGCTACGATTGAAATCACTGCGCGTAGTGGTGAAGGCTATACAACGTATAACTTCTATTCAATCGGTGACAAGTTCCGTGGTAAGGAGTTTGAATGCATCTACTGTGAGAGTGAGCAAGATCGCATCGAGCTTCCATTCACCACACATCTAGGTGCTAACTGGAAAGCATGGCAAGCCTATCGTGAGCTATTCACCAACGCTAAAGATGAAGGCGGTGGCGTAGCTCTCATTGATGACCTCAAGGTTGCTGCTGCTGACATCGTTGTATCAGTGACAGACAACAACATCGCTAAGGTGTTTGAGGAACATGATAAGTACTTCCTCAATGAAGAAGCTGTTAGCACTGGCTATCGCATGCGCTGCGTACAGAAACGCCAAACACATGATAACGTGGTGTACTACAAATCCATGTACACAGGCACACGTTTAGACAAGCCAACGTTCTTCACGTACGACTATGTGAAGACTGTAGACTTGACTGAGGATCGCACACTCGCTGACACATGGTACATTCGTACACACATTGGCGAGCTATGGGCATGCAACATGGACTACGATACTCTCGTAGAATATCTGCCTAAGATCGCTAATCAAGACTACTTCGAGAACAGTCTTGACACAGGCTATCATGCAGGCAGCGAAGACTTCCTCAATGCGTGCGCTTATCTCAACAAGATGCATCGCCCTATGCCTATGTGGGCGCGTGATATGTACATCAAGACACTACCATTCGATCAACAGATCGAGGCATACAAACCTACACGTCATCAGAAGGCACAGCTTGCTAAGGCTATCGAGATCCTCGCACACCATAAGTACATGATCGACTTGGAGAAGCTGCACCTATGCACCTCTCTACCTAGTGACGTACTCGGCTACTATCGTGATGGTAACATCTACATCGCTAAGGAAGCGTTCGACCGTGGCTTTGAGAAGCTGCTAGGCACGTTGTATGAGGAATGGCTGCACATGCATGAACAGTGTGATGACATGTCACGCAGCATGCAGAACATACTCGTAGATCGTGTAGCTTCACTAATGGAGCAGGTCTACGATATGGAACAGGTAGTGTAGCGTATGTGTAATGGCGGTGGTGTGCTAACAAGGTCGCGCATATAGCACGCCACCGCTATACAACGTATAACCAAGGAACATGACAATGAAATCACCAACCACGACTGATGAAGGCTACTACATCGACATCGTTAGCGATAACCCTCGCATGCCTGCACCTATGGTACAGACACACATTCGTCACCTTATGCTAGCAATCGAACTAGGTGACCTCGTAATAGTCGAGTGCATGCGTACTAACGACGACGTTACAGGCTACATCATCTGCGCTAGTGTAGTAGGCGCTGACAACAAGCGCGCTCTGCTACCTATCTGCGAACTACCGAACACTGCTGACCTGCTCGAAGGCTTTCGTCCGCCACGGGCAGCACAGAACCGCTTCGTCAAACCTACGCACACAGGACACTATGAAGTGTGCACGCTACATGACCCTGAAGAAGTCGCACTTGCGGAGGTAGCTGGCAAGGGTGCACACTGATGCCACATGAATACGCACTGCACATGATGTGGCTATACGCTAAGTACTACTTCTCAGCTATCCTCATCTACGGACTACTCTACATGCTACCAATCACACTCACTCTATATGGAGTTAAACAGTGGCTGAGAAGAAGACAATCCCGCAGCATGTCATAGATCAACGTGCTGGTGCTATTAACGAGAAGTTCCGCCCACGCAAACAGAAGTCAGAGTTCTACGATGTGTTCCGTCGCATCAACATGCATGATGGTGACAAAGAACTATGCTGGGAGTGGAAGGGCGCACATGGTAAAGGCACACGCGGTGAATACAGACCGCGTGTGGTGATAGGACAGAAGGACTACTACGTACATCGCATCGTGTATCAGCTCTATACAGGCTACACGCTGCAAACTGGTGATGTGATCAGGCACAACTGCGACAACTCATGGTGCTGCAATCCACATCACATGATCGTAGGCACACAAGCTGACAACGTTCAAGACATGCTCGCTCGCGAACGTGTAGGTATGCGCCTATTCTACGTCAAGCGTATCATGCAGATGCTTGAGACTGGCTGCGATGCGTCATTCGTAACTGCTAAGATGAAAGAAGGCTACAACATACAGTTGGACGTATCAACTATACGTAAGATCCGCATGCGTACATTGTATAAGCACGTTGAGTGGCCTTGGGGTGATGAGTACAAGGCCACACGTAGGAAGCGACTAGATGAGGTAAAGGCTGCTAAACTTGCATGTGTTTCTGAATGTGATATAATACTAGATGCTACCAACAGACAAGGAGACGATGATGGCAACGACAAAGATAAAGCCTAAAGAAGAACCGCTGCCGCTTGAAATGCGCGTTATACAATGTATAGCCGACTTCACAGCACCTAAGACTACGCAAGATAGCGTTGACCAACTAGCTGCTGAGTACATGACTGCAACACTGCTGCGCTCCAACGCAGAGAAACGCTACAACGCTATTAAGTCAGTCATCAACGATGAGTTCGCTGTCAAGATCGCTAAGGTGCGTAACGAAGCTGCTGAGAAGATGCTGAAGGCTACTGACAACCTCATAGGTAGTGATTGGCAGTTCGACTTCGCAGCTAACAAGCCTGCTACACGTGTTGACGTTGATGAGTTGAAGACTGAGCTTATCAAGCGTGGTGTGAAGGCTTCGTTAGTAGATGAAGCTGTGACGAAGGTTGAGAAGAAAGCTACGCCTGCGCTTATCATCACAGCTAAACCAGTGGTATAACCTCCCATGACAGACGACAACAACAAAGTCGTCAAACTGCGCCAGCCCACGGTAACACGTGCGGCTGGCGTTGTTGTTGATGACCCTATCAATCCCAAGTCGCTGCTCAACATGACTGACGTTGAGCAGGATGCATTCTTGCAAACACTACGTGACCGTCGCCTTCGCGCTGCTGAACTCATTAAGTCAGCACAACAAGCTAAGCATCATGCTAGTAGCATCGCATCAGCTATCAAGTTGGAGCGCAAAGCTGAGCAAGCACAGCGCCAGTATGAGAAAGCCAACAAGGCGCTTGAGCGTCTAGAGGAACTTCTATACGATCTACGTGCGCTCACACTGCAACACGCTGACATCGACATCACCAAGTAGCTATACAACGTATAAGGAGACTGCAATGGTTAACTATGTGCAGAGAGCTAGAGATATACGTCACACCCTTAAGACAATGGGTACAGAGCAAGGTGTGATTAAGTGTCTAGAGCTACTCGCTGAAGACAACGAAATGCTACGTCAGGAAATGACGCAGATCATCACAACTGTAGATAAGATGGCTGACATCATCGCTAACATCGCTACAGTAGGACAGAAGCTGAAGCAAGACTGGGAGAAGGTCCGCCAGTCGATGCACCCGCAGAATGAAGCAGGTGAGGACATCAAACAATGACATTCCCACCTGATAACCAGTTCAAGATAGACATACCAGAGTACAGTGATTGGCACTGCTACATGTTCGGTGCCACACCTAAACATGGTGGCTTCGTGTGGCGTCCGCACAAAGGGTATGAACCTAACTGGTTCTGGCGTAAGATGCAATACATCTGCTTCGGCAACACATGGGTAAAGGAGCCTATCAAGAATGCCATCGACTATACAACGTATAACTACGGCGAAAGCACTGTTGGACCTAATGAACGAACAAACAGAAGGGAGCAAGGATTGGGCACGCCTAGCTGACCGCTGCATCGAGTTGCTGATGACACGTCACATAGAACAACTACAGGAGCTAGAAGATAATGCTAATAAAGCCAACAGTGGACCTAACGCTGCCGTGGATAGACTACAGCACGATGAGCGCAGTTAATACGTGTCCACGTTGGGGTATCATTCATAGCTGGCACGGTAAACGTTTGCCTAGCGGCAATGAACGAGTGCTACCACTCGAAGCCGGTCGCGCTATGCATGACGTGTTCGCATGTTGTCGCTTCTTCGACTTGCTAACTGACTTCAACAGCAAAGAGCCAACTAACTATACAAAGTATACCGCAATCAACGACTACGCAGGAAAGCTATTCAACAATGCTGCTTTTCCAGATCGCTGGCAACAGGCGCACACTTACTTTAATAGCGCGGAAGATGCCGAGACACGCTGCATGCAGATGTGTCTCAATCTCTTGGAAACGTCTGGCTATCACGATGATCCGAGAGACAATAGACGAACGCAATCTAACCTTGAAAGTGCGGCTATATCCTACGTACAGCGTTATCCGCTTGGTCGCTTCATACCAATCTGTAACGACGACGCAAGCATCATCGGCATAGAAGTACCATTCGATGTCACACTGCATGATCACGGCGATAAGCCTATTGTTCGGTTCATTGGTAGGGTCGATGCTGTGTGCCTTGATACTCTTAGACCTAATGACACCATACCTGAAGTACATGAGAACAAGACTGGTAGTCGCATTGATACTGTCTGGAGCAGCAGCTTTGACACTTCTAATCAAGTCACTGGATACTGTGTCGCGATGTCAACTGTCCTAGACAAGCCCATTCGCAACGTCATCATGTGGGGCCTACAGATACCAGTGCCTAAGTCTAGTAGCTACAGCGACGGCATCATGCGTTATCCTACTACACGCAATGAAGACACATTCTACGAATGGCATAAGTGGGTAATGCACACACTCGCAACCATACTACAATACGACGACGAGCCTACTAACGCACCTATGTACACACATAGCTGCAACCGCTACTTCCGTGCATGCGCCTTCATCCCACTATGCTGTGAGAATGAAGAACAACGTAAGCACATATTCGATAACGAGATGGTAGTAGATCGCTGGTCGCCACTAGCAGAAACACTTGATCCATAGTTGGGAGTGAGCGTGTGTCGCTCCGCTCCTAGCTTGCTTGTGATTTAGTGTATGCTATAATAGTACTTACACATCAGGGAGATACCACGTGGAGTTGAAGATAGAGAAACCTACTGACATGCTATCGCGTATGTCAATGATACTATGGGGTGATGCAGGTTGTGGTAAGACTACACTAGCTGCAACTGCGCCCGGTCGTAAGCTGTTCATCGCATTAGATCCTGACGGTGATATGTCTATTCGTAACATGCCTAATTGGGCACGTATCAACCTGACAAGTGAGAAGTCTGTAGACATTGTTAAGGAAGGAATGAAGCCTGACCCCTATACATTGTATAACATGCTGAATGACTTCGACACTGTGATCGTAGATAGCCTCACGAAGTTCTCTGAACATGCACTACGTCACGCTGTCAACGTCGCACCTAAGTCTAGCATCGAGTCGCCGGGTTTGAATGGCTACGGTATGCGTAACATCTACGTTGGTGCCTTCGTGTCTAACATGATCCGTATCACTGGCATGCTCAACAAGCACATCATCTTCATCACGCACGAGAAAGATGCAGATCGTAATAGCGATGGTGGTGTGATCGGTGTGAGCATGATGCTCGGCGGTCAACTACCTAACATGACGAGCAAGGACATCAGTGAAGTATGGAACATGCGTGATCAAGGTGGCAAACGCTATATCTCTATACGCCCTGAGCGGTTGAGAAGCCCGATGAAATCACGCATGTTCGACATGTCAGGCAACACCTCGTTCGAGTGGAAGTACAACGCTAACAAGAACGAAGGCAACACTATAGCTGACTGGTGGGACACATTCACCAAAGGCGGCTACGTTAAACTCCCAATCCCGAAATAGCCCTACTACATCTAGTAGTAGTTCTATCCACACGGACTAGCCGTCGTAGCTTGCTAGTTCTAATGTGTGGTTGTACGCTGTATAGCTACATAAACATGGAGACTACAATGGGTTTGCTTACCTTTAGTTCTAACATTGCCGATGCGGAAGCACCTCCGCAGCTACCGCCGGGTGAGTACAAGGTGATCTGTTCTGCTGCACAGGACAAGGTTGCTGCGTCATCTGGCAACACGATGCTCACGCTCACGTTGCAAGTGCCACGCTCGGAGTTCCCTGCTGACTTCGATCCGGGTGATGGTGTTGATGAGTTGACGTTCACTCTCAACGTGGTAGCTCGCGACATTCCGGCTGATCGCTGGCGGTTGAAGAAGACGTGCCAAGCGTTCGGTGTCGCTGCATCTAACGCGGTTGATCCTAACGACTTCGTAGGTCGTGAAGCTCGCGCCCGCGTTCGTATGGGTAAAGACCTTGAGAACAATCCACGTGCGGAAGTGTCTCAGGTGTTGCCTATCTAACTAGCCTGTGTATACTAGCTAGGTGGCGTACTCAACGTGCGCCATCTAGCACTTCAACCCAACTCTTACAAGAGGATACACCTAATGGCTACTTCTCCTATCCGTTCCGCCACTTCATCGTCCGCGAAGAAGCAGGTCAACCGCGCACCGCAGAAGCGCACGTTCCATTTCTTCGTGCGTGTCACCGATGAAGCTGGCAACGTCATCCCAGGTGCCAAGCTCACTGTGGATCGCATCATGTCTGACGCACGTAAGGTGGTCGAGTTCCTTGACACCCCTGAGTATGCCAACTCGGGCCTGACGCGCATCAAGCATGAGGTCATCGCCAACAAGCGCGGTGAGGAAAGCGATGGAGCTACGTCAGTCGGTTAACGCCCCCGTTTCGTCTAGCTGACTGACTGAGCAGCGCCGTGCACACTTGTATTCCCCCTGTGTGTGCGGCGTTTGCTTTATACAACGTATAGCTGGCTGCGAAACCTAGCAGCATATAAGGAACATCGCTATGGAATTAGATGCGGAACAGCAAGCCGCAGTAGCTGCTTGCATAGATACAGCTAAGCGTCTTGTCAGCGTAACAGGTGAGGCTGGCACAGGTAAGACTACAATCATCAAGCAAGCTTGCGAACAACTCGATGCAGTTGGTGTATCATTCGCAATCGCTGCACCTACTGGTAAGGCAGCGCGGCGTATTAGAGAAGCGACCGGCTACCCAGCTACAACTATCCACAAGCTGCTAGAGTTTAACCGCCCTGACATAGACGAAGAAACAGGTGAACCTACATCTGTTAGTGGTCCCACTCGCAAACGCACCAACCCACTTGAGCAATACGTTATCATCGTCGATGAGTATGCGATGGTATCAACAGCACTACATCGTGACCTAGTAGCAGCTATCCCTAGTGGTGGCTGCTTGCGTACGTTCGGTGATGTTCGACAACTACCACCGATCGAGAACACACAACTAGCTGATCCAACGTCGCCGTTCAGCAAGTGTCTCGCTATGCCTAACACCTTCACACTCAACAACATCTATCGACAAGCCGAAGGCAACGGCATCATCGAAGCTGCTCGACGTATCGCACGTGGTCAGTTCTTTACTAGCAATCAAGACGTTGGCGTACATCTAGGCGACGCAGTGCTGCATACATTGTATGGCTCACTTACTAACAGCGAGGTAGATTGGAGTAGCATCAACAACCAGATCATATCGCCAGCACGTAAGAGTGACATCGGCACTATCAGGTTGAACACCATACTACAAGCACGCTTCAACCCTACCATGCCGGGTAAGATCGAACTACCACGCAACAAGTGGGAGGTGAAGAACAAGGTCTACGTCAGCATAGGCGACAAGGTTGTATGCAACACGAACAGCTACGACCTACGTGACTACGGTGAACGCTTCACAGAGTATAACAACAATGGTGTCGGCTTGATGGGCAGCTTCATCCCATGTCCTGAGACTAAGCAGATGCTCAACGGTGAGGTAGGTAAGGTAGTAGACATCGACCCACTAGGTGTACTTGAGATTGACTTCGGTGATCGCATTGTCGAACTACCACCAGCCGTTGAGGAATACAGTGCTAAGCATATGCGACACTACACCTACGACCCACGTAAGGTGATCGAGCTAGCCTACGCACTGACAACTCACAAGTGTCAAGGTAGTCAGTACGACAACGTGACATACATCATGGCATCATGTGCGTTCTTCAACCTAAGCCGACCTAACTTCTATACAGGAGTAACACGCGCAGCAAAGCACGCAACGATAGTAACCGACCAACGCAGCCTAGCTACATCGCTCAAGTCAATGGGTTGGAAAAGGAAGTTCAACAAATGAACATGACAGAACTGCGCGACAAGTTCACACTACAAGCACAGACGGCGGGTATGGTTGTGGAGTGTGCGATGGGAGGTGTCACCCTTGCCACACTCGCAGTGATAGCCGAAGCTCCCGGACGTAACGAGATCGCTCAAGGTGTGCCACTGGTAGGTGGGGCGGGCAACATACTGTGGAAGGCCATACGCACATACTGTCCAGAGGTGAAACGCCATGAATGTTACGTCACTAACGTAGTCAAGCGCCAAGTCGCGTTTGATGTAACTGACAGCACTAATCGTAAACCAGTTGGTAAGCATGAGCTGACTTCATGGCAAGAGCTATTGCTGTGGGAGCTATCACTACTACCCAATCTCAAGCACGTACTACTGCTAGGCAACTACGCAGTCGAAGCGGTGCTAGGTAAGAAAGGGATAACTAACTGGCGCGGCAGTGTAATGGATTGTCAGATACTTGGCAAGCCTGTCACAGCTATATGCACATACAACCCTGCCTACTGCGCACGTGATCCTATGTCACACGTCATCTTCGACATGGACATCGCTGATAAGCTACGCCCTGTGATACTTGGCAAGTACAAACCACATGCAGTCACTACCCACATCAACCCCACCTACACACAAGCAGTTGACTATATTCGTATGTGTAAAGCCTCACGTGATCCGGTCGCTTCGGACATTGAGGTCATCAGTAATGAGACAGCTTGCGTCGGCCTTGCTCCTACAGCACACGAGGCCATGTGCATCGCATTCCGTAACGAACAAGATAACATCTATACACCGTATGAAGAACGAAGCCTACGCTCTAATCTGCAACAGCTATACACATCGCCTACTGCAAAGCTGGTGTGGCAGAATGGAGGCTTCGACATGGCGTGGCTCTGGTTTAAGGATCGCATTCGCTGCAAGCCAGCATACTCCGACACGCTGCTTGGTCATCATGTGTTATATCCCCCAATGCCGCACGACCTTGGCTTCATCGTCAAGCAGTACACAATGCATCCGTACTATAAGAATGAGAAGGACGATTGGCGTCACACAGGGGGTGTTGATAATTTCTGGATATACAACTGTAAAGACTGCGCTCTCACACTTGCAGCGAATGCGCACATCGTTGCGGAGTTGAAGGAGCAGAAGCTAGACAAGTTCTACTTCGAGCATGTCATGCGCTTGCAAGCACACCTAGTACTAATGACTGTCGGTGGTGTGCTCAACGACATGCCGATGCGTGAGCAGATGCTAGATCCTAACATCGGTGGCAACCTATACGCTGACCTACAACGCAAGCTGCAAGAGTTCTACGACGCAGCACGTAAGGCTGTTGGTGATGAGTACTACACACCTAACCCTAACAGCCCGAAGCAGATGGCAGAGCTATACTTCAGTAAGCTGAAGCTTGTCGGCAGGGGAACGAGTACTGACGCTACCAATCGCGAATTGATGCGTAAGCACCCAAGAACCCCTGCCGCTGCACGTGCAGTGCTTGATGCTGTAGATGCGTACATCGAAGACGACAAGTTCTACAGCGTGTATGCATCAGCTAGGCCAGACAACGACTCACGGATGCGATGCGACTACAGACAAACGGGGGTACGCAACGCGCCGGGTAGATTGAGTAGTGCTCAAACGCTGTGGGGTAGTGGAGCTAACCTTCAGAACATTCCCGACCGCGCGAAAGCGATGTTCATTGCTGATCCTGACTGCTGCTTTATATACATCGACGGCAGTCAAGCGGAGGCTCGCGTCGTCGGCTGGCGCTACAACATCGACACGTGGATTGCTCAGTTTGAGCGGGCGCGTATTGATGGCTCCTACGATTGTCACCGCGCTCTTGCCGCTGACATGTTCGACATACCGTACGACAAGGTTCCCACCTTCGACCGCTACCCATTGGACGACATCGCCGCTAAGCGCGACGGCATCGAGTACAACGCGGAGCTTGCTGGCAAGCCAACCATTCGCTTCGTTGCTAAGAGGTGTCGTCATGGTCTTAACTACCGTATGATGCCTGACAGGCTCGCGCTTACAACTGGCTTATCACTAAGCACAGCAAGCGAGGCGTTTGTCAAGTACCATAAGCTAACTCCCGAACTGAAGAAAGGTTGGGAGCAAGACCTAAAAAGGGTTCGTGAGGAACGAGCGATCTACAATGCATACGGTAGGCGGTACATGCAGTTGATACCAGCTACCGATGAAAGCACCGAAGCTATCGTAGCATTCTATCCACAGTCAACTATCGGGGATCACATATGCAGGGTAATATACAAAGCGCACGACGACCCCGCTTGGCCGAAGGGTAAAGCACGCATCGCACTTAACACACACGATGGACTCATCGGTATCGCTCGACGTGATGTAGCTAAAGCCGCTCTTAGGATACTCGTTAAGCACGCAGAAGCACCCATCCTGATAGGAGGTAAGCAACTCATAATCCCTGCCGAATGCGGTATATCTGTGCCAGATGCCGATGGTGTTCATCGGTGGTCTACTATCAAGAAGATCAAGAAGGCTGACGTATACAGTGTATAGCTACGGGACCGGCTGTTGTTGCGTACCGACAGGAGCAGCAGCCGGTCTACCACTGTTCTCACGCATGATCTTGTCAAGCGTAGACATGTTAATCTGCCTACCGCGTAGTAGTGGTTGCAGAGCTTGACCATACTTATCGCTTATCACCTGCTCAGCATACAGCGTTGCAAGCCTTTGCTGTTCTAGGTTAGCATTCTGCAACTTCACATACTTGTTCTTCTCTTGAGTGCGTTGTTCGAGTGGCATGTTATACTGTGCATCAATGCCACGTACAGCCGCACGTATCTTTGCTTGCTGTGCTTTCAGCTTGCCTAGATCACCACTTGGATACTGCCACGCTGCGATGTCATTAGCGATTTGTGTAAGCAGTGCACTAGTCATCGCCTTCTCAGGTATACCACCAGCATCCACCGCAGCTTGTCTACGCTCCATCGCAGCCTTGCCTAAGTCATTACGCATACCTACAATAGAGCTGATGTGCACATTGTTCTGTGATGTCACCTGCCACGTTGGCGTCATTGCACTGTAGCGTTCTTTGTTCTGCCATACTAGCGGTATCTCTGGCACCCTAGACACAGTGCGATCAAACACTTCACCAGTAGCACGACGCAACCCTTCACCGTAGTTAGCACTCTCTCTAGGTGTTGGCAGTGGCGAAGGCCCTGTGCCTTTGTTGTAGTTAGCAGAGTGCAACATCACATCAGTAGCCATCGCTATGTGTGTACCCATAGCACCGAACATAGCGGCCATCATCAACGATGTGCTATTGCTTATCTCACCTAAGTTAGACACGCTCTCCGCATTAGGACCAGCACGGAACAGTGAGCCACTATCACGTATCCAATTGCCACCACGTGTTTCAGACGTAGATGGATCAAGCCGCTTGCCACTCTGTGCAAGTAGTATCTGCAACACAGGCGGCATAGCTGGTGTGAAGCTATCAATGAACACCTTGCCTATGTCACTGCTCAATGGCTTGATAGTAGCACTACTAGGAATAGCGCCCATCATCTGAAAGAATGCGGCAGTACCAGCAACCATGCCTGCGATGTCAGGAGGTATGCGTATCTTATAGTACAAGTCCTCGCTGAATGGCAGCGTCTTACCTTGGAAGTGTGCTAGTGCTAGCTTCGGTGCGGGCAAGTATGCGTAGCGATACCTGTCATACTCAGGTGTCTGCTCCCACAGCATCTTGCGGCTCTCGTCATTCCAGTGCGTCATAAAGTAGTATGACTGTGCTATAGCACCCATACCCACCATCATACGCGGTAGTGTCGTAAGCGCGGTATCCCTACCGAACATGTTCCGTATCAGGTGATATGCACCTAACTTGGTCTGCGTCATGTAAGGTACCATGCGCTCTACATCTTGCATTATCTTACTACCCGGTACAAGCGACATGTCACCGGCGATATTGCGTGTCTCATCAAGTAGTCGCTCTATCCGAGCAGGAGGTATATTGCCACCATACTGACGTGACAACATCGCATGGTTCTGTGTGTAGTACTGCACCTTGTCAGCCATGTGGAAGCTGTCAAGTATGTCTGTATACAACTGCCACACATGCCTCATAGGTGCAGGCACATGCTCCTTCATTGCACTGAATGAGTTGCGTACAACTGGTATGTTGTCGATGCTATGTGTACCATGCCCAGCACCACCTCTGCGCACCGCTACAGCTTCAGCATTGTCAGCCCACAGCGCAGCGCGTGATGCCGCAGCGATCACAGCATTATATGCACGTGGACCTAGTGCAGTCTGCAACGCCTGAAAGGGCGCTACCTGTTGTGCAAGTGCTCGCGCTATGGGACGTGTCAAGTAGTGTGTCTGTAGTTGAATAAGGTTCCTAATCGCGTAGTACGGTATACCAACTATCACCGATGATATGTCAGGCACTACAGCGTTGATGCCTCTAGCTACACGCTCTGGTAAGAACTGATGCAGCCTATGTGATATAGGTCCGAAGACACGATCATTCCTATGGGTCAGCATCGCAATCGCTGTATTGTAGTAAGCGTTGATGAATGCGAATGGTGCGTTGCCTGGACCTGTTGTCCAGAACTTATTGTTGTTAGTGATGACTGTAACAGCTTTCATCAAGCCACTAAGTTGCACAGGCTCCATGCGCGCAGCACGTGCTACTTCAGGATCACCGAACTCCCATACACGTGCACGACCGTTCTCCCACTCGATGCCGATGTTAGGGCTATCTTCTAGGTGTCTAAACTGCTGCGACTTTAGCTGTGCAGGTGTGAACCAGTAACGACCCTGCCCACTTTGTACAGCACGTATACGCCCATTGGTAACAAGGTGTGAAGGATTACCAACAGCATCACGTGTTAGCAGTCTAAACAATTGATTACGTGCTGTCGTGTGTGCAGCCTCACGTAGCGTCTTATCTGTATATTGTTTCGCCGCACTTAGTGGATGCAGTGGTTGTGTGATGCGTGTCTCTGGCGCATTAGGTGTAGTAGGTGGTTGTGGTATCTCTCTGCTGAATGAGCGTAGTGGACCTTCACGTAGTGCACCCTTAGACGTACCCTCGCTAGCCCTGAGCCTTGAGGTACGTGCTTTATCACTGAGGTCTGCAAACGTACGCGACCAACCAGTTAGATCACCGTGCGGATCGCTGACTGCTTGTACATAGTACGGGTTGCGTCTATGCCATTCATCAGCAACAACGCTCGACAACCTACCACTTCTTACCTGTCTATCAAGCAACTCTCTATTGCGCGCTTGTACAGCGTTCCTATACGCAGCAACTTGTGGATCAGGATCAACTATGAATGCATTACGTGCAGCGAATACAGAGTTCTGCGGACGTGCGGGTATGCGTTGACGTGCTGTAGGATCATCAGCTACTAGCCGTTGCAAGTCAGTCTGTAATGCAGCTTCCTCTCTACGCAAGCCCGCTAGTGACGACTGGTGCGTGTAAGGATTGTTTATCTGTGTCTGTATATCAGCGATCCTAGCACGGTAGTCATCCATCGTCGTGAGTATGTCTGACCCGTACGATGTCAACCAATGTGAGGCAGCAACTGCGCGCTGTTTCTCAGGCACCATCGCTGACCAAGCATCAAGCACAGGGCCATCTATAGTGAGGCTGTCTGATGCTACGCGATCATTCAACACCGCGCCTGTGTTACGTGTGTATAAGTCTTCAGCTTCACGTGCTACTTGACCACCGTGTATATCACGGATCATACCAAGAGGCTGTGCGTTCTGATCAATGAAACGCTCACGCGCTGTACGGCGTAGGTTTTGTATACGTCCCCACATACCGCTGTTAGCTACAGCATCAATCTCCGATGATGGACCTAGCTGTTGTACAGGACCACCGTCTATAATAGCTTGACCTGTCGGTGCATTAGGGCTAACGCTGTAGTTTAGGTGCGGATCATTGTTAAGGTTGATTTCAACTTGACTAGGGTGTATCGCCTGCCTAGTCCTACCACGCACAGCAGCTACGAATGCAGCGGCAGCGCCTGTTGCACCTACCACACCAGCTAGTGCAGGAATGCCAGCAGGATCTTCTGGTGTAGGTGTGAATGCAGTACTCTTACCCTGTGCATAGCGCATGCCCTGATCTATAGCTAGACCAGCACCGGCGTTGATAGCTACGTTCGTAGCGTTATAAGGTATGGTCAACGGTGTGAGTGCTTCACCTACACGCACAGCACCACGTACTGCGGGATTAGCCATGACACTCGCGGCAGCAGCACTCGTACGTGCAATGGCATTAGCACCGCTAAGAACAGGTCCAACAGGTGCACCTATGAACGCACCACCTATAGCTTCGGCAGCACTCTCTGTCCAACTGCGCTCATCTTCGGTGCGCTCATCACCTAATAGTCGTCTACTAGTATCACGCCACTTAGCTGCAAGGTAGTGTGGACCGCTCAACTGTTCAGTAGAGAAGTCTTCAAACGCTTTCGACTTCTGATAGTCAGCGATACCACTCTTTAGTTGTTCATCAGTTAACGAAGGATCACGCCGTCTCCATGACGCTATTACATCTTGCAGATGCTTGAGCTTGTTATCATCAGCACCTTCAACTTGAATGCGCTTCTGAAACTCATCTGAGAACTTGGTGTCCTTAGAATACGCATCGTAGAGTGCGCCTGCACCTTGATACACAGTAGGCCCGAAGTTGATTAAGTCTGTAGGCAGTGTCATCACACCTACAGCAGCAGACTTCAAGTGGTTCCTAACCCACGGCTCATCTGCGCTCGCAGTCTTAGCGTCTGTAGCTACACCGTCAGGATCGTAGCCGAACTTGGATATGAAGTCCTCACGTGTATACGCTGTATAACCGTCAGACATTATTCTGGCTCTGCGGCTTCTTCAACTATAGGTGCTTGCACTGCTGCATTAGGCACAACGAATACAGGTGTACCATCAGGACCGATGATACGCTGCACAGGTGTACCTTTAGCAGCAGGCTTACCAGCACCCGGTAGAGGTACAGCATCTGCACCTGTAGCTGGCGGTCCACTAAGCACAGTGTTAGCAGGTCCAGCTTTACCCTTTGGTGGTGGTACTATAAGTTCTTCTGACTTCGGATAGTACGGTTGTCCGTTAGGCATCAAACGCTCAGGTGCAGGTGGTGGTGGTGTAGGTGCACTAGGTGGACGACCATCCATCTTAGGTGGCTGCTGTTGTCGATCTCTATACAACCAGTTAGTCAACATGCTCGCAGCATTAGGACCAGCGTTCTTTACAAACTCTTGTACAGCTTTCTGGAACACCTCTTGATTATCAACAGGTGGTTTGTTGTTCTCACCTGCGTAGTTGTAACGCTCCTTCAACCACTCACCGATCTGTTGCAGCTTCTCAGATGTGTTGCCACCACTAATGTAGTTCTTGTAGCTATCAACGTCAGTCTTCGGTCGGTCATTGGTAGCGTTAGGGTCTAGCGATGTAGACATATTAGGCAGCTTGCCACTATAGATAGCATCAATGATACTACGTGTAGTAGGCGCGTTACCTGATACAACCTCCGGCTCAAGCTGACGTGGTAGATTAGGTGGTAGCTGCGTTCCACCACGCGGCATCGTGTTGCTAGGTGCGCTAGCTACTGCACTTGTGCTACTACCATCTAGGGCAGGGAACGGCACTTTGAAGCCGGGAGGCAGCGGTGCGCGTGCTTCTGCTGTAGGTGTGTCTAGCGACGGCGAGAGCTTGAAGTAGTTAGGCGGCGTAGCACCACCGAGCAGTGGGTCAGGTGTAGCCTGACGTGGTGTTACAGATGAGAACTCATTAGGCAGTGGCTGCTTAGGCATAGCACCAGCTTCAAGCTGCGGAGGCATATCCGCTGGTGGTGTAGCTACTGCAAAGTCTTCATCAGTGTACGCAGGATTAGTGCGCTGCTTCATCGCACCGACCATAGCATCCTGCACGCTGTCATACGGACCCGGCGTACGATCAGCTTGTGTTATCTCCTGTTCAATAGGTGGACGAATAGGTGGCATGGGCATATCGAAGTATGACCCATACATGTCACCCGGTAGTTCATTATCAGCAGGCGTACCAGCAGCCGCAGCGTTGTAGTCAGGATCACTACGTGCTGTGAGTGTAGCTACATCAGGCGGTGTCTGCGGTCCCTGACTAGGCTGACCTGTGATAGTGTCAACACCATCTACGAACCTGTTAGGATGATCTGGTCCTTTGAACTTGCTGGGCCAATGCAGCATGTTGTTGTCAGTAGGATCACGTACATCAGGACGCGCTCCAGACTTCCATGCTTCACGGTAGTTGTAGTTAGGATCATCTAGGTTAGGTGGTTCATTGTACTTAGTGTTGAACTCCTTGTACCAATCAGTGTCACGTATACCACGCTGGAAGCGGCCTTCTTCATCTAGCCCATGATCAAGGTCACTACGTGCTATGACACTAGCTCTATCAGGCGGCGTGATACCTTTAGGCGTAGCTTCAGGAGTGGTAGGTGCAGTAGCAACCTGTGGTGTAGGTGCCTTATCACCAAATGCATTTTGTATAGGCGGTGCAAAGCTAGCAGTCACTTCACCGCTAGTCGGTATACGCGACATAGCTGAAGTAACTTCAGGGCGTGTAGGTGTGGTCGATGTAGCGGCTTGAGTTTGAGTTGCAGCAGGTGAAGCTGGTCCGGGCTGCGCCCTCTGGGCTACTTGTGTAGGTGCATTGCGTTCATGGTCTGCAAGCAGTTGCAGTCTAGAGAACTGTACTTCAGGACGCAGACGACCGCGACTACCACCCCAATCATAGTGCATCGTATCAGCACGACCACTACCTTTGCTAGTCTCAAACGCACCACCATAGCCAATATGCTTCTCAGCCTCTGGATCGTTCTCACGTACCCACGTCTTAACACCACGTGCTAGCCGCGTATACAATCCAGTGTAGTCTGGACCGCTATGAGGTATACGCTCGCCATCAGGTGTAATGATCCTGAAGTCGCCAGCATTGCCTTTGTGATGATGACTAGAAGCACGACCACCCGGTCTAGCACCTGATGTCTGCTCTATTGTATAACCCGGAGGTAGTGCTATCTCAGCACCACCACGCACTGCACGTACTAGACGCGGATCAGTTCCCTTCGTGTCATGCTCTCTATGTGCACCGAACTGCTCACGCGGCATAAGCCCTGCTGGACGCTGTGGTAGTTGTGCAGTCTGTGGCTCCTGTACCTCTGGAGCAGGTGTAGACTTATACTGTCCTACAGGTTGATTGGCATGATCTGGGAACTGCCGCATGTACGCGTTCAGATATGGCGCTGACTTGTTCTGCAACGCCTCACGCACAGTTACGGTAGGCTTCTGACCATTGATAGCCAACACGTTGTAGTTAGGAATGACATTGCCACTTGCATCGCGCGTAGTACCCATGATGTTGCCATCAATCATACGCGCGTCAGGGTTCTTCAAGTATGCAGCTATAGCACGTGGCCCAGCACCGCTACCCCACTGATGCAGCGCGACAAACATCGGCACAGTTTCAGGCGTGAGTGGTAGCTTGATCTTATGATCACGCTCTAAGATGTCAGCGTTACGCCGCATATTGAATGCAGCCGCAGGGATCATCTTAGCAGGGTTGTATATGTCTTGATTGCTGAGCTTGTATTCATCACGCAGCTTCTGTGTGAACTGGAAGATACCTTCAGCAGTGCTGTTCGGGTTCTTACCAAATGAACGACCACCGCCGTTCTCCATACCATACGCAGTCATCAGCGTACCACGTGGCAGTTGGAACTTGTCCTCCTGCTGGTGCATCAAGTCTAGCCACTTCTGATCTATGGGTAGATAAGTTGCTTGAGGCCGGGTCTGTGCTGTCCTAGCGGTAACACGCGGTTGCGAGGGTAGTTGAGTGTTAGGTGGAGGTTCTCTCCGAGGGGATCGTGGAGGCGCTGAGACAGACGGTGTACCTGTTGGCGGTAGCTTTGCTTGTGCACTGAAGTCCGTATGATCTGCGGCTGCATAAGCATCCATTCCTGCGCCAGCGTTAGATGATTGTCGCGCGGGTGCTGCTGGCGCATTCACACCCGCGCCTTGACCGTTGTCATACGGGTTAGGCAGTGAGTAGACACTAGGACGTTGAGTACCTGTAGGCGCTGCTGATTGTGGTGCAGGAGCAGCATTAGGTGCCATAGGGTTGCCAACACCGGCAGCACCGGGTCCAAGTAGGTTAGGCCCTTGTGGTGCACCTGCTGGATTACGTAGTTGGTGGTCGTAGTCTCTACGATCATACCACCTAGTCTCATTCTCACCTGTACGCCTATCAGCATCAGCAGAGCGCATGCCGTACATCTTCTCTTGATGTTCCTGCTGCGCCATGCGTTCTTCGTATCTAGCTAGCAACTGCGTATACAGACGTGCAAGAGCCTGATTGCCCTGTGCCATCTGCATAACAAAGTCGCCAGTCTGATCCTTAATAGCGACTGGCATCGTCTTAGGCATTGTGTACTCCTAGTACGAACTATCGTAGTCACTCTGGTTCATTGTAAACATGCCATTACTGCCACCACTATCACCTGTAGCAGCGAAGCCACCAACACCAGCACCACCACCTTGTCTGTTGTTGTACGCACCCTTGGCACCCATAGCACCGAATGCACTGCTAATGCTGCTACCAAGTCCTGCTAGTGCATTACCGTATCCGAGGTTAGGCTGTACGTAGTCAAACTCACCACCTTGCTTAGCGAACATCTTCGTGATGTCCTGACCAGCAACCAGCGAGTTACGTGCAGCATCGCCCATCTTATCACCAGCGAGCGGATCTTGTGGCTTGTATTCAGCATTGGCACCTTGCGATGCACGTGTAGCGAACAGGTTGTAGAGGTTAGCAAGTGGCATACGCTGTTCGTTCTTCTCACGACGACCCATACCACGCGACATGAGTTTAGATTGTAGTGCTGCATTAGAGTATGCGCGGTTAGTCTTATCCTGCATAGCAGCCGCAGCAGCAGCTACGTTGCTACTACCTGCTCCAGTGCGGAACAAGTTCATAAACGCCTTGCCACCAGCTTCGCGCTCTGCATCCTGCAAGCCACGTGTCTGTGCAGTGTAGAGGTCATTAGCATATGCCTCATCACCACGCTCAGGTGTAGCTTCTAGGTTAGCAAGCTTACGCTTATACGTATCAGCTAGAGCTTCTTCACCTAGTCCGCGGTTGTAGTTGCGCTGCCGTACAGCACGCGCCATCGGCAGGTCTTTAGTGAGTACGTTGAGTTGCTCAGCCTCTTGCAACTCGAACAGACGCTTCATCGTATCTGACGGCGTACTCACCCATCCCTGACCGGGGACGAACTTAGTACGCATACCACGTGCGTCAGTGTATCCTAGCTTCTGTTCCGCTTGCAGCTTCTTAGCCATCTGAATGGCTTCTTGCCGCTCACGTTCACGCATCGCCATGTTGGCGTAGTTGAAGTCCATGTTGGCGCGCGTAGCATCACGTTGCGCGTCAGCCTGCTCCATCTGCCCCATGTAGCTAAGGACACCACCGGCAATACCGCCGATTGCTCCTAGACCCATGTCCATTGTTGCACCTCCTATACAGCGTATACCTTAGAAGATGCCTTCGTTAGCCTTGACGTTGGTGTTGTTACGAGTAGCTTCATTCTCGAAGGTATCGAGCAATGCGCTGCTACCGCTATCAGCACCCGGCGCGCTAGCACTTCCAACACGTGCCTTAGCTTTACCGAGTAGCGAGTTAACATCGAAGAACTGCTTGCCACCAACAGCGCCACGTACGTCACCTTCAAGCTGCGAACCACGCTCATCAGCATAACGCTTGATGCGGCCAGCTTCAGCAGTCGGATCGTATGTAGAGCCGAAGTCCCATGCAGCAGCACTATCGAGGCTACCCTGACGACGAGTGTTGATGTCACCAACAATGTCCTCAAGCACACCGCGACCAATGCCTTGTAGTTCGGTGTTAGCAGTAGCACGACCAGTGTCGAGGTCGCGTAGTGCACGATCATACACACTGCTCGTAGCCTGACCACGATCACGTGCAGACTGCAAGTCCGCGAGAGCATCGCCGTATTGCGTATCGAGGATGCTGCTCAGGATTGCGTCATCGCGTGTATTACCGAAGGTGTCTTCAGCGTAGTAGGGGTTGATCTGGCTACCAAACTGCTGACCGTACTTAGTACGCTGACCAGTACGTGCACTACCGATTTCTTCTTCATACACGTTCGGTGAGAATGCACCACTGTAGTCGGCACCTGTTTGCAGCGAGTTGTTAGCAGTGTCATACTTACCCATGATGCTGCTATACAACCCGTACTCATCACCGGGCTGAATGCCGAGAGAGTTCAACCTATTACGTGCGCTTGACTGTGCACCTTGATAAGCTGAGTTCTTACTAGACAACCACGCAGCATCAGCAGCGTCTTTCTCAGTCTTAGCTTTCAAGTCGGCAGCAGCTTGACGCTTTTCCTCACGTGCAAACTCTTGCTGAGCTTCCCACTCGCGGGCTTCAGCTTGTTCTTTAGGTGTAGGTTGCGGTGGTGGCACATATCCACCACCGCCCTTAGTCTCAAGCACACGCTCATGCTTGACGACCTTCCCAGGTTTCTTACTCGTAACTGATGTGACGGCAGTCGCAGCCACACCTTCGTTGTTGCTATTGCGCTGTGCGTTGTTCTTCGACAGCGCCCACGACGCGATGTGT